CAAAAAAGGTTATATTGCAACACGATAAATTCAATAAACAAATCAGTATTTACAGAAATCAATTATCAGAAACAAGAAAACAAATTAAACAATGGAAAATTTAACTAAAATTCAAAGGGAACTTAAAGTTCCAAAAGGAAACTTCAACAGTTTCGGAAAGTACAAGTACAGGTCAGCAGAAGATATTTTGGAAGCAGTAAAGCCAGTATTAGCAAATAACAATGCAAGGCTAACTATTAGTGATGACATAGTACTATTGGGTACAAAGGTATTTATTAAGTCCACAGCCACTATTAAAGTAGGCGATGAGGTATTAAGTTGTAGTGGTTATGCAGAAACATCTGAACATAAAGGAATGTCAGCAGAACAAACCACAGGAACTGCAAGTAGCTATGCTCGTAAATATGCTTTAAACGGATTGTTTTTAATCGATGAAACAGAAGCAGACGCAGACAATCAAAATGTGACTAACAGTAAACCTATACTGGCTAAAAACACACAAGGTTTTAACGATGCACTTGACTATGTAAAAAAGGGTGGCGACATCAATAAAGTAAAGGCAAAGTATCACTTGACTAAAGAAGTGGAGGATTTGCTAAATGCTAAGTAACGAAAGATTAGGAAAATTTACTGGTTCTACTGCTTACAATTTATTTGTGGGTGGCAAGGGAGCAACGAAAGATAGTTACATAATGGATAAAGCTATTGAATCGGTTAAGGGCTATGCAAAGAGTTTTAGTAGTAAACATACCGAGCATGGAAATATTAACGAACTGGAAGCATTAGAATCGTTTATAGAGGTAACAGGATTAAATGCAATATATTTAGATTCGGTTTACTTTCCAATTAATGAGAATTGTGGATCAACACCAGATGCAGCTATATTAGATTTTGATGGTATAATTGCAGCAAGTATTGATTTAAAATGCCCTACTGAAAAGTTCTTTGAGCAGAAGTTAATGATGATAAACGATAGTAAGCCCGAGTTTCAGAATGTACCTAAAGCCTATTTTTATCAAGCGCAAATGCAAATGATGAGCCTAACTAAACACAATGAAACTTTAGGGCATCCTGCAGTAACAAATCATTATTTAGTAAGGTATCTTACATCAACGAACTACGATTTTGATGGCAACAAAATAGAAATAGACTTACCTTTAAATGTACGTATATTCTACAAAATAGTAAAAGCAGATTTAGAAGTTCAAGCTAAGATACTGCAAGAAGTAGCAGCAGCATCAGAGCAAAGAGATGCATTAATTCAAATTTTAAAACAACCAATAATTTAAAAACAAACAAATAAAATGAGAGAAGAATTAGAAAACTTAGTAGAAGTAGCTGTACCATCACCAAAAGATGAGTACATACCATCAAACAAAGATGCACTTCGTGAACACGAAATTAGAATTAGATTTCTTAGCAGAGGATGTATTATACAAGTAGGATGCAAAGAAATTGCATTTGAATCAGTAGAAACAGCTATGCAAGAATTAAACGAGTATGTGAAACACCCATACGAAACTCAAAAAAAGTGGAGAAGCGTATTAGATTAATAAATTAAAATAAACAATTATGTACAAAGTAAAAGGAAAAATCACCCAAATCGGTGAAGTAGTATCAGGCTTAACAAAAGCAGGTAAAGAATGGAATAAGTCAGAGTTAGTAATAGAAACACTTGACCCTAAATACCCTAAAGAAATTTGTTTTACTTTAATGAAACAAGATGAATTATTAAACCACAAATTAGGTGGTGAAGTAGAAGTAACCTTTAGTGTTGATAGTCGTGAGTTTAATGGCAAGTGGTATCACAACATCAATGCTATTAGTTTAAGCAAAGCATTTAGCGATTTACCTTGGTAAAATTAAGGGGGTGGTATTAACTGCCACCCCTAAAAAATATTATGATACAACTATTTAAAATATTTATATTAGTAATTTTGCAAAATGCAAGTTTTACTTTAGTTAGCAGAGCAAGAAATAGTAAATCTTTATTATACCATACTATTGCAAGTATTATATCAAATAGTATTTGGTTAATTGTAATTAGGCAAGTTGTAATAAATTTAGATAAAATAGAATTTATGATTACATATTTAATTGGTTCTGTTATTGGCTCTATTTCTATGCATTATATATCAATGAAATTCTTTGAAAAAAATAAATAAAAAAAATATGAATATTTTAGAAAAAGCAAACGAAATAGTAAATGTTAGAACAGAAGAGAAAGAAAGGATGTACGGTCCTTTTGAAGCTGGAATGGGAAATGCAGCAAAAATACTTTCTGGAATGACTAATATGGAATTAGATGCAGTTTTTATGTATAAAGCTTTAATTGCTTTAAAACTTTCAAGAGAATCTTATAATCATAAAGAAGACAACTTACTTGATGCTGTTGCTTATTTAGGTTCTTTAAATAATTATCACAATAATAAAAAATTAAAAATATGAAAATAGGAATAATAGGAATAGTAAACAATCTAAGTACTAGATTAAGTTCACATAATGCCGGCTGGACATACATAACAAGAACAGCTTTAGAAATATATTTTAATGAAAAAGTTGACATATTAAGTAGTTCTGATAATTATGAAGACTATGATGTTTTAGTAATTAACGAAGGAATTAATTATACTCAAAATGTATTTAATTTTTTTGGAGGAGTACAGCAGTCTCAAATAGATTCACTAGTTAAATTTTCTAATTTTAAAGGAAAATTATATTGTGTTAATATACCAATTGATTACAATATTTTAATATCAAAAAGAAAAGAATTGAAAAATTTAGATATTTCTTTTAAAGTTCCAGAAGTTATTGATTTAAAAAAAGTTTCGGATAAATTAGTGTTAGGTGATAGTCATTCTTTATCTGTATATAAAAAAGGATATGGAATTAGTAGAAATGATGGTAAAACTTTACACGGTTTTTTAAAAGTAGGTTTAAAAAATTATATTGACGAATCTATTAATGACTTAATATTTTATGCTGGTAATATTGATATAAGATTTCATTTACATAAATTTGGTAAAGAAGGAGTTAATAAGTTATTATTAGAATTAGAAAAACAATTATTAGATTTAAACATTAAAAATATTTCTTTAGTTAAATTAATACCAGTAGAACACGAGTCAAGAAAACTACCAGGTACAGGATTGTACAAAGGTAAAGCATTTTACGGTTCTCAAGAGTCAAGATTAGAATTAGTAGAGTATTTTAACAAACAGTTAAATAATATTTGTAATAAAAATAATTGGAATATTTTATCATGGAATTTTGATTATAATAATTTTTCTTTTGATTCTATGGAAGCAAAACAATCAGTTCACCTTAGACCAACATCTTACATGTTTTTAAACGATTATATATATGGAAATGATAAACACATTCTTGGATTATTATAAAAAAGCAAAAATGATGCAAGAGCTTAAATATGAAGGTGCATCATATACAAAAGAAGATATAAATGATGATTTAATTTGGAACATACCAATTTATGATGTTGTTAATAGAAAGTATGCAGCATTTAGTTCTTTATTAGAAGCTATTGTAAAAAAAGAAAAAGACCCAAAAGGAAATGGAATTAATTTTTTAAGAACAGTAAGTAAAGATGATTTTATAAATCTTTGTTATTTATTTAGACTTTGTGGTTCTGGTATTAATTACAAACCAAAATTAAGTGTTAACGATAAACCTTGGGGTACTCATGGATTTGGAAACTTTTGGATTGTAGATTTACTTAGAAATGATATTACTAATAGATACGAATGGATTCACATGATTCCTGAAGATAAGTTTTGTGATGTAAAAGGTTATTTATTACCTATGATTAAAGGTGGTTTAAGAAATTTTATAGTAAATAATTCTTATTATTTAATGACTCATATAAAACTTTTTGTTTTAGAAAATAAAAATAAAGTAGGAATAAAAGAAATCGTTGATTATGGTAATGAATGGTTATTAAAAAAAGGATTTAAAAGACAAAATTTTGTTCTTACAGCATTTGCAATGGACCTAGCTGAATATTATCCTGAATATGTAAAACGAGATTCTGATGTTTATATTGGTTCTAATGCTAAAAAGTGTTTAAATTTAATATTACCAAATATGAAACAAGATAAAGCTCTTAGATATTTATGTGATATTACTGGTAATTTTTCTAAACCATACGATATGGAAGATATTGCTTGTGATTTTATTAGATATATTAACAATTTCCAATCAAATGAACACATTTTAATGAATAATAATATTAAATACTCAAATAATGTTTGTAAATAAGCAAAAAGGAAATAAAAACAATGATTTAGAAAATACATCTTTATCAGATTATTTAGAATTAACAAAAGATTTTGTATCTTCTTTTGGAGAATTTAACGTTAGTAACATAAATGGATTTAACGTAATAGACGAATCTTTATCTTGTCAAGTTGGATATAAGGCTAGGTCTGGTGAGTTCCTTATACAACATCTTGTAAGCTCTGGTATAAAAGAAATAGTTTATGTTCAACCAAGAAGAGGTTTTGCAGGAATATCTTTGTCTTATTTGTGTAAAAAATATGGATTAAATTTAACTTTAATTATGCCATCATCAAAATTAGTAAGTGACCATCAAGCATTATGCATAGAATATGGAGCTAAACCTTTGTTTCTTAGAATTGCTGCTATGCCAAACGCTAATTTAATGGCAAAAAAATATGCTAAAGCTACAGGTGCATTTTACATACCATTAGGATTAAATCATAAATATGTAATAGCTGGAGGTGTAAAAGCAATTCATGATTATTTTAAAGACAAAAAAAAACCTAAAACAATGTGGACAGTTATTTCTACTGGAGTATTAACAAGAAGTTTACAAATAGCATTACCAGAAACAAATTTTAATGCTGTTGCTGTTAGTAGAAACATACAACAAGGAGAATTAGGTAAATCAAAATTTTATTCTTATCATAAACCATTTGATTCAAAAGCAGATTTAATACCAAAAGAATTTAATTGTGAAAATAGTTATGATTCCAAAGGTTGGGAATATCTAAACAAATATGGAGAAAAAGGAGATTGGTTTTTTAGTGTAGCAGGAGAATCAGAAAAACCTACAATTGATAAATTAAAAATATTTTCATATAGAGATTGGAATGATTTAATAGATTTTAAACATTATTTGTAATTATGATTATTAAACCAAAACTGTGTAAAGACTGCAAAAAAGAATTTAAGCAATATAATACTATTCAAGTAAGATGTGTTGAATGCGCTATTAAAAAAGGTATTAATGCGCCTAAAAAACCAAACTATGCAAAAATTAAAAGAGAAAAACTTGATAGTTTAGATACTAAAAAACAAACCTACGTTAAAAAGGTAAATGCAATTAAAGTAATATTTCAAAAGTGGATTAGGGAAAGAGATAAAAATGAACCTTGTATAAGTTGTGGTAGTTTAACTGCAGTTGAATGGCATGCTGGACATTTTTATAAAGCAGAAAATTATTCTGGTTTAATATTTGACGAGCGTAATTGTAGAAAACAATGTAAAAAATGCAATGTCTTTTTAGATGGTAATCAATTAGAATATAATAATAAATTAAAAGAAAAGTTTGGTATAGATTATATGGAAAAGTTAAGACTTGATGCATATATGACTAAAGTAAAAACATATACAAACGAAGAATTAGATACTATAAAACAAAAATATAAATTATGACAAAACAAGAAATAATATCAAAAATAATATTTGAAGCAGAACGTAAAATTAAGCAGAATACTGGGTTAGTAGTAAGTTTATTCTGCAAGAGTAAAGAAGTAAACAGTGATGCAGAATTAGCACGAATAATAGTAAAGCTATGTGCGGATGAATATGGAATCCCAATAGATACATTAACTGCTGTATCAAGACATCGTTTACAATGCGAGGCAAGGCAAGTATCAATGAAGTTGGTAAGAGATAACACCACATTAAGTTTAAAAGAAATCGGTGAACTTTATATGGCTAAAAGAAAAAACCAACCACCTGCACTTGGTAAAGACCACACAACAGTTATTCATGGAATAAAAACCATAGACAGTTTATTAAGTTATGATAGATTAGTAAATGATAAATACAAAAGAATCTTAACAGATTTTAATAAAATAGTTTGTGTATAACTTGTGTTTTAAAATGAAATAAAAGTTTTATATTTGCAAGTGTTAAATGAGGTCGAATCCATTTAGCCATCTATCATTAATTTTCCAAAAGTTAAATATAGGCAAACTCCCCAAGTAGATTCGACCTGCTTGGGGTTTTGTCGTTTAAGGAAATATGTCGAAAAAAGATTTTAGTAAAAAAGATGCGTATTATTTTAGCCACGATGCTAATGCGCAAGATGACCCTAAATGTATGGTTTTGATAGACCAGTTAGGAATGGAAGGTTATGGTATTTTTTGGGCTTTAGTTGAAAAATTAAGGTCTGAAAAAGAATATAAATTACCACTTATAACATTAGATTCTTTTTCTAGAAGATGGGGAACATCAAAAGAAAAAGTAAATACAGTAGTTAAAAATTTTGGATTATTTATAGTAGAAAAAGACGATTTTTTTTATTCTGAAAGACTAAAATTTTCTATGGAAATTAAAAGTCAAAATGCAAAATTATCAGTAAATGCTAGATGGAATAAGCAAAAACAAATACAAAATGATACGAGCGTAATACAATCGAATACGAGTGTAATACGAAACGATACTATTAAAGTAAAAGAAAGTAAAGTAAAAGAAAGTAAAGTATTATTTATAGATTGTAATTTATTTGATAAAAATATTTTTAAATCTGAGTTTCCAACTTGGGGTAAAGACAAATTAATTTATTATTACGAAGCTGCATTAGCTTACTCAAATGAAGGTAACAAATATGTAAACTGGAAATCAACTATAAATAATTGGGCAAGAAAAGATGATTTGTCTGGAAAATTAAAATTTAATTCTAACAATACTAAAACAATCATTTATTAATGGCCTGTATCAAACGATTATTTGATGTTAATGATAAGATATTAAATCTAAGAGAAAACTCATCAGACGAGCTTTTAGACACTGGATTTAGCACTTTAAATCCTTTCTATAGAGTAAAGCCAGTAGGAACTACAATTATTTATGGTTATCCAAAAATGGGTAAAACAGAATTTTTGTTTCAATTATTAATTTCTTTAAGTGTAAAATACGGTAAAAAACATTTAATTTATAGTCCTGAAAGCGGTAGCAGTGAGGAAATATATGCAGCTATAATACATGGACTTACTGGTAAAACATTTGATAAAAAATATCCTAATTATATTACAGAAGCAGAATATTATAAAGTGCAACCATTTGTACAGGAGCATTTTATAGTTGCTGAAGATACAGATGAGAAAGGATTAGATTTTGACGAATACATAAAATTAGTTAAAGATTGCAAAAAAGAGTTTGGTATTCATACAACTTCAATAGATAATTGGAATGACATAGAACACGAAAACTATACAAATGTTTCAGACTATTTAAAACGTAAATTACCAAAATGGAATAAACTTGCAGCAAGTCAAAAAATACATTCTTTTTTAATTTGCCACGCTAAAAATCCAGTTGGTATAAAAAACGGAGAATTGCCAAAAGCACCTACGCCATACGAAATTGATGGTGGTGCAGCTTGGATTCAAAAAGCATACAATATGATTTGTATAAACCGTGAATACGAAGAGATTAATGGTAGAGTACAATTAGGAAATGAAGTTGATATAATTATCCAAAAGGTAAAACCAAGGATAGTTGGTAATACAGGTATATGTAAACTTGACTACGATTGGGTTAAAAAATGTTATAGTGAAACTGTTAACGGAATAATAAATACAATTGATACTGGATTTAAAGAAAAATACAAAGCACCTACAAAAGCTATTCAATCAATTATAAATTTAGAAAATACATTTAATTCCACACCATTTTAAATATGAACGAATTAAAAAAATTTCAAGACGAACAAGAGGAGTTAAATAAACTTCGGACTAATGACTATAAGAAGTTAAGAATTATTATGGATGAGTATTGTGGATTCACAAATCTTGTATCTCGTAAAGAATCAAACTATATTAATTTATGGGCTATTAATGCGTTTATAGAAGACTTTGAGAGTAAAGTAATAGTTTCTATAGGAGAAAGAAAAATAACTGCACAGAAACACCTTGAAACACTTTATGCAATTCAATGTCAATATGGCAAATACCATTTTGAATCAATAATTTATAGAGAAAAAGTTAGAGAATTAGAAACAAATCAAATTGCTTTTTTAGAAATGATAAAAAAATTACAAAAAGAAAATCAATTACTAAATAATTTACAAAAATTTTAAAATTAAATAATACTTTTGCAAAAAAATATGAAAATACAAAAAATAAGAAACGTTAAAACACCAAATAGAGGTACTAAGTTTTCAGCAGGAATTGACTTTTATGTTCCAGAAGATTTTAAAGAACAAATAATTACATTAGGAGAAAGTGTATTAATACCTTCTGGTATAAAGGCATTTATTCCTAATGGTTTTATGCTATTAGCTTTAAATAAAAGTGGAGTATCTACAAAACTAGGATTACAAGTAGGAGCTCAAGTAGTAGACGAAGATTACGAAGGTGAAATACATTTACATGTAACTAAAATAACAAATGGTTCTGTAAATATAATTCCAGGTATGAAATTAGTACAATTAGTGTTAGTTCCTGTTAATTATCAAGACATAGAATTAGTAGAATTTTTACAACCAACAAATACTGAAAGAGGAGATAAAGGCTTTGGAAGTACTGGAAATAAATAAAAAAAAACAAGACAAGTTAGATAAAGTTTTTATAGAAATAGTAAAACAAATAGCAACACTTTCTTACTGTGTTAGGGCAAAGGTAGGAGCAGTTTTAGTTAAGTCTGGTAATATAATAAGCTTTGGTTATAATGGAACTCCTAGCGGCATGGAAAACTGTTGTGAATATGAATTAAATAACGAGTTAATTACTAAGCAAGAAGTATTACATGCAGAGTCTAATTGCATCTTAAAAGCAGCTAAAATGGGTTTATGTACTGACAATTGCACTATGTACTTAACTTTGTCTCCTTGCAAAGACTGTTCTAAACTTATATTGCAAGCAGGAATTAAAAGAGTAGTGTACTTAGAATTATTTTATAAAGATAATGGCAGTGTAGATTTTTTAAAACAATTTATAAAAGTAGAAAAATATGAAATATAATAACGCAACAGAAGCTTTTGAGTCTATTTATAAAAAAATAATAATAGAAGGAGAAGATTATGCAGGAACTAAAGCAATATTTAATGAATCTTTTAGTTTGTTAAATGTAAAAGATAAAATAATAACTACAAATGAAAGAAAGTTTAATGTACAATATGCTGACTTAGAATGGAATTGGTATTTAAAAGGCAATAGAGATGCTAAAGAAATAAGTGAAGTTGCTAAAATATGGAAAAAAATGATAGTTCCAGGTACAACAGAAGTTAATAGTAATTATGGTTACTTTTGGAATTATAACAACCAGTTAGATAGAATTGTAAGAGAAATAAAAGAAAACAAAGAAACTAGAAGGGCAATAGTAGTTCATTATGACATTAACGAATTAGACAGATACAAGTATGACACTCCATGCAATAATGTTTTAAATTTTTATATAAAAGATAATAAATTAGAATTAACAATATTTGCAAGGTCGATAGACTTAGTATTTGGTTTTAGTAATGACCAGTATACTTTTGCTAAGTTAATGGAAAAAATGTCTTTACAAACAGGGTATGACATTGGTTCTATGAATTGGATGATAACAAACTTACATATTTATCCTAGACATTATGAGTTAATTAAAGAATAAATATTGTTATAAATTTGTTTATAATTTAAAAAACAATAGATTTATTTTTGCAATGCTTTAATAGCATTAATTTGGAAAGACTTGAAATAGTAAACGAAATTATAAATAACCCTGCATATCTTGATACTTGTAAAAGAATTGATTATAATTATGCAGACGATATTTACCAAGAAGTAATTGAACAGATATTAACTATTCCTGCTGAACGATTACCCACATTAAATTATTTACAGTTCTGGTATTATTGTGTTGCAAAAAACATTATTTCACGTAATGGAAAGTTAGGAAAACTATTTAGTAAAGAAATTCCAATGGATGAATTTATGGAAAGTGAATCCGAAAGAATTATTGATGATTCAGACCTTGACTTTAAGAAAATAGAAAACTTTATGTTGGGTTGTACGGAGTTTGAAAATAGAATAGTGTTACTATATGCAGAACATAAATCAATGCGCAAAATAAGTAAAATAACTGGTATAAGTTATTCAGCATTGAGGTCAGTAAAAGAAAAAATAAAAAAATTTGCAAATGAAAATACTTGTAATAATACCGAGTTATCCTAACATAAGCGGTGTCGATTATCACCGACTATTGCAACCACATAAACGCATGGCAGAAATGTTTAAAGAGAGTGTGGATATGTACCAAATTAATGAGATAGATAGCGCAACAATTGAGTTTCTTCAAGGCTTTGATTTAATTATAGCTAACCGATTTATAAGCAGAGTAAATGGTAACGATGTAATAAGAAAGCTAAAAGATGCAAACGTGCCTTATGTATTAGATATTGATGATGATTATAGGTTACCTAATTGGCATATTCTACAAGCAGCAGCAAAGCAAGAAAACCACGCAGCTAAAATACTTCA